CAGGCATCTTTATGATGGTTGTCCCAGCAGAATCAGTAGAGGATACTATCAATGAGTTACTACGACATTGTAGTCAAGGAGATATTATTATCGATCATGGCAATAGCAATTTTAAGGACAGTCGGAGACGGGCAGAGCGTCTTGCAAAACTGGGCATCGCGTATATTGATTGTGGCACTAGTGGTGGTGTTTATGGTCTTGACCGTGGATACTGTCTTATGGTTGGTGGCGGAAGTCATGCAGTCGATACTTGCCGTCCAATCTTTGATGCACTCGCACCAGGTATCGATGCTGCCGAGCGTACTACAGGGGATGGTGAATATGTAATGTATCCAGAAGAGTTTGGATGGATGTATTGTGGAGAGTCTGGTGCAGGTCACTTTGTAAAAATGGTGCATAATGGAATTGAATATGGAATCATGCAAGCATATGCAGAGGGATTCAACATCCTCCATGAAGCAAATGCAGGTGCTAAGTATGTCAAAGCAGGAGATGCAGAAGTCGCCCCGATGGATTGTCCAGAAGATTATTGCTATGACATTAACGTTGCTAAGGTTGCTGAGTGTTGGCGTCGTGGTAGCGTGGTTGGCAGTTGGTTACTTGACCTTACCGCTAATGTATTACGCAGCGATAGAGAGCTTAGCAAGTACTCTGGGGGAGTATCAGACTCTGGTGAGGGTCGTTGGACTGTCCACGCTGCTGTGGATCTTGGCGTACCCGCTCCTGTCATCAGCAGTGCGTTGTTTGCACGTTTTGAGTCGCGCCGTCTTGGTGCTTTCACTGCCAAGGTTCTGAATGGTATGCGAGCAATGTTTGGAGGGCATGATGTCCGTTAATGTAGAAGCACCAACCGATGAGAAGGTAGACAAATGGGGGTTTACAATCAAACCAAAGATTAGTGATGACTTACTAATGCTTAGATGTCTAAAGAATGCTCCATGCGGATCTGACAAGAAACAAGTTGAGCGTCTTTGTCGTGTTATCGAAGCAAAACTTGCAAGTCCCACAGGACTTGCTAATATATTTCCACAACCCCAACCAGGAATATGACCCTAGCACATGTCTTACTTTTCGGATCACTACCCTTTATATGTGCCACCATATATTACGGGCACAGAAAAGGTGAGAATAACTATTACGAAACTGACGCCTACTCAGGAAATGGAACAGCGCATTAGAATGAGGTTTGCATTTGCCATGTCTTCTTTTGGTAGAATGTTTAAACCGTCTGGTATCACTATAGAAATGAGAGATATATGTAGAGAGTGGTCTGAAGATGTTGATAAAATTCCTCCTGGTAAGGATTTGTATCAAGTTGATAGATACTTCTTAGAGTTATGGAAAGATAAGAATGAATCCCAAGAAACAGATTAAACATTTGAAAGAGGAAAACCTCAAGTTGCAATTAGAAAACATGAAATTGCGTATTCAAATCCAAGGATTGACTTGTAGTGAATGGGCACATCCTAGATCTTGCTTACATAATGATGACCCATGGAAACATTTAGCAGGTTAAAATGAAACACGTTATATTTTCTAGTCTACTTTTATTTTGTTGTATACTATTAAGTATAACGTGGAGCTTAAACTATGCATACCCCACTTGAATAGCGATATATAAATACGGTTGAGAGCATTTAACATAAATGAAACCACTAGTATTATTTGCTTGCTTTACACCACTGGTTATTATTTTTTTAGTAATGAAACTAGTGGTTTGGGTCTCTGCTGTAAATTCCGAAACTGATTATGTCAGGAAAGAACCTTTACGAAAACGAGGACCCTACGTGGACAATCCATATGAGGATGTTGACGAGGAGGAAGAAGAATTTACAGATCGCACAGACTATAGATGACGCTTTGTCTGAGTGGTATTCTGAGCAAGGTCGTCCTGTCCCTCAATGGAAACGAAAAGATCCACAATGGTGGATTGATTACTTAAATGAATTGGGAATAGACCATACAAATCCATGATAATATTAGATAACTACTTTGACGACCCATCAATCTATAGAGAGTATGCTCTCGCAAGAAAAGATTATGTGGGACCTGGACCAACAGATGGTTGGAGAGGATATCGAAGTGAAGAATTATCTATTGAGAATAAACTAGAAGGAGAAATACTTTCAAAAATTTATTCTACAGTTGAAGAAGTAACTGGGAAGAATATCGAGAGGAGTGAGATTTATTTTCATTGCACTCCGAAGAGAGTAATGGATGAGATAGATAATTTTCATGACATGAAATGGCATCAAGACCCATGTGATTTTGCTGGCATCATTTATCTCACGCCAGACCCACCAGAAAACACAGGGACATGCTTGCTTGACGAGTGTGTCCCTAACGTATATAATAGATTACTGGCATATTCTGGTGAGCATTTACATGGACCAGACCATTTGTTTGGTGACAGTATAGATACTACTAGACTAACAATCACATTTTTTATTTGGAATAGTGACGGAGAATACAATATCAACATGAATAATATTACAGCGTATACTAGTCCTGGTTGCAGTCATTGCACAACCTTGAAGAAACTATTTGAAAGAGCAAAGGTAACTTATAATAATGTCACAGTGGGAGATGATATTAGTCGCGCTGCTTTTATGCAGCAATTTCCTATGGCAGATGGGTTTCCATACGTCGTAATCGATGGAAAATCTATTGGTGGTTTGGTCGAGACTGCTAGATTATTCCTGGAAAAAGGATTGGTAGAGCGGAAAAAGGAATGACATGTCTGATGAAATTTATTCTTTGGTGAATGGTGCTATTGATTTGGCAGTTACAGACCAACAATACAAATTAAATATCTACGACTTTGCTAAGACAGAGAAGATGAAGAGGAAAGATATAGTGTCTTTCCTTAAGAGTAGTTTAGTATCTCAGATAAGAGACGAAGCAAAGCATCTTGATATGTATTTGCATGGAGGACCAGCAGACTTGACTGAATGCTATGGGTGGATGGGAACAGTCCGTGCTACCAAGTATAGAGATTACCTTTATAAAATGATTGAGGATGCTGAGAGATATGAAAAAGAGCGAAGACCTGGAAGAAAACCTGGAAGTAAAAACAAAACAAAGACAGGAGTTTGAAATAAATAAAGGAGTGGAATTAATGCTTCGGGGGAAGAAAGTAAGAAGACCGTCACGGTCGGAGATTATTTTTAGTAAAACAGTATCAATCTTCCGAAGACAATTCAAATTCACTTTGGAGATTGACAAAAACGAATCAACGGAGTAGACTAATGGAAGCAACAGCACCGTTTTTGTTTATCGCATTTTTCATTACAGTAGGTGCCTTCATCTTAGGAGGTGTGCTAGTATGGAATCTCAAAGATCTCTTTGATGCGTGGTATGACAACGCTGGATATGCTAAGCATGTCCTGCATCCAGAAATGTTTGACGAAAATGGTCAAATGTATCGCGATGATTTGCTAAGAGTATCGTTTATGAATGACAATGAGGAAACTGACGACGAGGATTAAATGATTCTTATTGATATGAATCAGATTATGATTAGTAATCTGATGATGCAACTCAAAATGAGTGTGCTGAACGAAGACCTCGTAAGACATATGGTCCTCACTGGATTGTTATCTTACGAGAAGCAATACAAACAAACGTATGGTGAGATGGTGCTCGCTTATGACAGCAAACACTACTGGCGTAAGAGCACCTTTCCATACTACAAACAGAATAGAAAGAAAGACCGTGAAGAATCTGAGTTAGATTGGAATGCTATCTTTGAAGTCTTGAATAAGATTCGGGATGAGATTAAGACATACTTTCCATACAAAGTTGTCGAAGTTTATGGTGCCGAAGCAGATGATGTAATCTCTACATTGGTAACATACCAGGCAAAACTAAACGTCAGAAAGCATAAGGAAGGAGAAAAATTAGATAAAGTTTTGATTCTCTCGGGAGACAAAGACTTCATCCAACTGCAAAGATATCCTTTTGTCAAGCAGTTTAATCCTATCTTAAAAAAAGAAATTAAACATCAAGACCCAAAGATGTATATCCTTGAGCACATACTCAAAGGAGATAAGTCTGATGGCATTCCAAATTTCTTATCGGATGCTGACACATTTGTATCAGGTAAAAGACAGAAACCTATAAGTAAGAAAAACTTAGAAAAATGGGTGAAGTTAGACCCATCTGTTTTCTGTAACACATCTGAGTTGATGGAAAATTATGAGAGAAATAAGTGTCTTATTGACCTCACACAGATTCCCCGTGACTTAGACCAGAAAATTGTTGACGAATACCTATCCCTAAATAATCAAGTGAAGCAAGTGCCTCTCGAATATTTCAAGGAGCACAATCTTAATACACTCATGCAGGAATTTGTCTTCCGCAGTAGCAATAAATTATCCTTTAATAAAAACTGATATGAAACTTTTACTTACAGAAATTCTGCAGAAAGTTAACAACGCTAAGACCAAAGCAGAGAAGAGAAAAATTCTTCAGGATAATAACTCTCAGGCTTTACGGAGTCTCTTCATTTGGAATTTTGATGAGACTGTGAGGTCTGCTATTCCAGAAGGTGATGTGCCCTACCGTCCTAATGATGCACCTAAGGGTCTTGAGCATGATTTCCTTGACCAAAACCAACGTAAGTTTGCATACTTTGTGAAAGGTGGTATCACAGTGAGCAATATGAAGCGTGAAGAAATCTTTATCGGACTTCTTGAAACTCTCCATTCAGACGAAGCAGAGTTGTTGTGTCTGGTAAAGGACAAATCATTGCAAAAAAAATATACCAGAATCTCTGGCACTCTAGTTAAGGAAGCATTTCCTGAAATTACATGGGGAGGGAGGTCTTGAAGATAATCCATGAAGATTGTGACCCTACACTTGCACAAGATAAATCTCTACCTTATAACGCATATCTAATAGAGTATTTACAGGATGGTCTGACTAAATTTGATATTACGTTAGGGTATAAGCAAGTGGAAATTTTTGACCATTACTACGATAACTACCGTAGTGATTTTAAAAACATGACACAAACTGAAGGCAGAATCAGCCCCAAACTTTGGGGAAACAAACCACCAACCGAAAAGAAAAAGAAATAGGAGGATAAAGTGGCAATTCAACTCACATCAACTGGTATTAATACCATGTTGTCAGCATTCTTAGGGTCTGAAGACCAGACTCTTAAGTTATATTCTAATGATGTAGACCCAGAGACATCCACTACAGCGTCTCAGTTTACTGAGGTTAGTGGTGAAGGTTATGCTGTAAAGACTCTTGGGTCTAGCGATTGGTCAGTTGCTGCTGGAGTTGCCACAACCACTCCCCAAACATGGCAGTTTACTGGTGCTGCTGGAGCAGTATATGGTTACTATCTAGTAGGAGCAACCAGTGGCAATCTTCTTGCCGCTGAGAAGTTTGAAAATGGTCCGTATACAGTTGCTGTATCAGGAGATAAGATTACGGTTTCCATTACAATCAGTCTTGCTTGACTGGTCATACATAACTGTGCTACAATATTGTTGTTTACGATTACCTAAATGAATTATTACGTTGTTAGTTTTGAATCTGTCCGACATGGCGAAGAAGGTGCGCCATGGTTTGGTAAGAAAATTATTAGAGCAGACAATACGCTTGAAGCGCAAGATAAATATTTTGACTGGTTGAGAAAGCAACCAGAATATATCAATGGCATTAAGCGTTTGTTTTTTGCTGTTGATGAAACTACCCAAGATGTTATTGAATGATGGAAGAAAATATGTCCGACGAAATCATCGAAGTTTCTGCTCAAGAAGTAGACCACATCCCTGAAGAAAAAACAGGTAAAGATGGAGTAATCATTCCTGATTCAGAAGTAGTAGATCCTCCTACTATTGAAACTATTGCTTCGGTTGAGCAAGCAAGAGCAGATGCTTCTCGTATTCCTGAGTATCCTAAAGAGTGGCAAGAAGGTGTATCAGATGATAGTAAAGGATTTACTATTGGTGCTACTCTAAAAGATAAAGAGATTAATAAACTAATCAAAAAGTATAAGCGTTACATGAAGAGTAACCTTACTGAAGTTAAGCGACTAGAATCCGAATGAATGTAAATCTTGTTACCGTCACACCTGACGCTGAAAAACTCATGGGTTATGTTGCTCGTGTGAGCAACCCAAATAACCAGGACAATCCTAAAGTTGCTGGTCTACTTAAGTATTGTGTCAATCATCAGCACTGGTCTGTGTTTGAGCAGTCGTTTATGACCCTAGAGATTTCTACTACTAGGGCTATTGCAGCTCAAATTCTAAGGCATAGGTCTTTCACATTCCAAGAGTTTTCTCAACGCTATGCAGATTCATCTTTGCTTAGTGATAAAATTCCCCTTCCTGAATTGAGGCGTCAAGACACTAAGAATCGTCAGAATTCTATTGATGACTTGGACCCATTTGTGCAGCAAAATCTTGAGTTGCAGATGCAGACTCTGTTTGATTCTTCTATGGCATTATACAAACAAATGTTGGAGCGTGGCGTAGCAAAAGAATGTGCAAGAAATGTGCTTCCTATTTGCACTCCAACAAAAATTTACATGAGTGGCTCATGTAGATCATGGATTCATTATATCTCCTTGCGCTCTGCCAATGGCACACAAAAAGAGCACATGGATGTCGCTAACGCTTGTAAAGATATCTTTATTGAGCAATTCCCTACCGTATCAGAAGCATTGGAGTGGACAAATGGACAAGAATAAACCAGAAATTGGTGACTTACATAAGAAATTAGAAGAAGCATATCTAGATACAGAAGAAAGAAATACTCTTCTGTCAAAATATAACAAAGTAAAATTCCCCTATGAGTTTCTCTCTTCTGCTGATAGAGGATGGATTCCTTGTGATGTGACAGAATCTGACCTTGAAAAAGAATTGCTTAAGGTAATTTTTTATAATCCAGATGCTGATGGGTGGATGCAGACTTGTCAGGGTGGTGTGTTTGACGAGGTAGTTGAGATGTGGAGAGTGCGGTTGAGAGAATCGTAAACAATTCTCAGATATCCTGTTGCAATTTCATGTGTGGTGTGATAAACTGACTATGACACCACAGGATGATATCTCTCAGTGAATATTTTCTATCTAGATAAAAATCCAATCCAATGCGCCGTTGAGCATTGCGATAAGCATGTAGTGAAGATGATTATTGAGTACGCTCAACTTCTTTCTACTGCACATCGTGTGCTTGACGGTGATTTGTATAAGGAAAAGTCACCAAAAGGTATAACAGTAAAGCGTTATCGTCTTTCAGACGATAGAGAAACGAGTCTATACAAAGCATGTCACTTTAATCATCCTTCTGCAATCTGGACTAGACAAAGTAGAGTCCAGTATCAATGGTTGTATCTTCTCTTCGAGCAATGTTGCGACCAATATACCAAAAGATATGGTAGAATACATAAGACACAATCGCTTGCACCTCACCTTCAGTATTCTCCACTCAACATAGATTCTTCTTTGCCGTGGTCAGACCCACCTCCTGCAATGCCCGATAAATACAAGGTGCCCAGCGATTGTGTCCAGTCATATCGTAATTATTATTGCGGAGATAAGGTTGCTTTTGCTCGCTGGACCTCCCCATCTGAAATGCCCACTTGGTTTATTAACAATGCCGACTTACAAATTTAAAGACAATAACACTGGTGACGAGTTTGAAAAGTGGATGTATATGGCAGACCGTGAGAAATATCTTGCGGACAACCCAAACGTCACACAAATGCCGACGCTGCTTCATGCTGTTTCCGAAGTAGGAAACTGGCAAAATAAAACTGATAGTGATTGGAAAACAATCATCAATCGGGCATCAAATGTCCCTGGATCTAATGTAGATAGACTCTAATTATGCCTGTAAAATCTAGAAAGAAGAATGGTGGCTCAGCAAATGGCATGAGTGCCAAGCAGATGAAGAGGAAGAAACCTCTCAACGCTGATATCCTCACAGACATCGAGCCACTCACTGACAATCAACGTATATTCTTTGAAGAATATGCCAAAGACAAAAACATGTTTGGGTATGGTTGTGCAGGCACAGGTAAAACTTTTATTGCTCTATACCTTGCTCTAAAAGATGTACTTAGTGAGCATACACCTTACGAGAAAGTATATATCGTTAGGTCATTAGTATCTACACGAGAGATTGGTTTCTTACCTGGAGACCATGAAGATAAGTCATCACTTTACCAAATTCCTTATAAGAATATGGTAAAATATATGTTTGAGATGTCTTCAGACCAAGAGTTTGACCAACTTTATTACAATCTAAAGTCACAGGAAACTATTTCTTTCTGGTCTACATCATTCATCCGTGGCACTACATTTGATAATGCTATCATTCTGATTGATGAGATGCAGAATCTAAACTTCCATGAATTGGATAGTATCATTACTCGCGTCGGTCAAGACTCTAAGATTATTTTTTGTGGTGATGTTAGACAGTCTGACCTTGTGAAAACACATGAGCGCAATGGTATTATTGATTTCATGCGTATCATTGAAACGATGGAAGAGTTTGCGACAGTAGAGTTTCAACTTGAGGACATTGTACGTAGTGGTCTTGTCCGTAGTTATCTAATTAGTAAAACAAATCTAGGTCTTTGATATGCTTTTTCATCATGTGCCACTGACTACAACTGAGATGGATACCGAAATGATTGACGGTAAGAGATATTATCTCACCCCGTCAGGCGGAAAGTATCCCTCTATCACTACTGTTATCGGTAGCAATCCCGAAAAGAAAGCAGGTATTGCGAAGTGGAGGCGCAATGTTGGTGAAGAAAAAGCGAATCGTATCTCTACTCGTGCCGCATCTCGCGGGACAGACTTCCACCTCATGTGTGAAGACTGGCTAAATAATGAGTACGACGAGAAAAAATTCAAGGGTAAACACTTGCCCTTGATGATGTTTAAAAATACTAAAACAACATTAAGTCGCATTAATAATATCTACGCACAAGAAGTAGCATTATATTCTGACCACTTAGAGATAGCAGGGCGCGTAGATTGTATTGCTGAGTTTGACGGTGAGTTATCTATCATCGACTTCAAAACCTCAGCGAAAGAAAAGAAACTCAAGTGGATTGAAGATTACTTAATACAAGAGACAGCATATGCATGTATGCTGTATGAAAGATACAATCTAAAAGTAAATAAAATAGTAACTATCATCGCTTGCGAAAGCGGAGACACTCAGGTGTTTGTAGAAACACCAAAGAAGGAATACCTTCAAAAACTCATCGGGTATAGAGACCACTACAAAAAAACCTATGAATAAAGGAGACATACTAGAGGATAGATTTATGACTGCTGCGAAATTCTCTCAAGATGTAGAGAAGATTGCATCCTATAATGAAATGAATTATATTGATGCTATCCTACATTATTGTGATTTAAATAGTATTGAGGTTGAAACGGTATCAAAACTCATCACTAAACCTCTCAAAGAAAAATTGAAGCATGATGCTCAAGAGCTCAACTTCATCAAGAAAACGTCCAGAGCAAAACTAATGCTAGTATGACAGATTTTTTCGACTCAGATATCGTGCGTGAAGAGGCACGAGAAATGGAAGAGTTGCAAACAAAAGCAATGCAACTCACTATGGAAAAGCCATTGGATGGCACGAAAGAGGAGGCTCTTGATTACATAGAGACTATTCGTGCTCTGATTCAGAAACAACAAATCTTTTATACTAGAATGAAACTATCCGATGACCCTAGGGCAAAGGATATGACAAGAAACATCGAAGATGGTGCCCGACTCCTCTATGGATGGTGGGGCACTGAAGATGTCCGCAACCTTATGGGTGCGATGCTGTCCAAACTCGATGAGTTTGAGGCAGAGTTAGAGGCAAGGGGTTGACGCTGCCTTCTTGCCCTGTTATAATGAATGAGTGATACAGGCGTCACACAAACCAAATCCAACCTAATCTAAGAATCCTATGTCTTTTGCTGATCTTAAGCGCAAGTCTCAAAACTCCTTTGCAACCTTGACAAAAGAGCTTGAGAAAACAAACTCTAATTCCAGTGGCGATGAGCGTCTTTGGAAACCCAGTGTTGACACCGCTGGTAATGGGTTTGCAATCATCCGTTTCCTCCCCGCGCCTGATGGTGAGGATGTGCCTTGGGCAAAACTGTATAGTCACGCCTTCCAAGGTCCTGGCGGATGGTATATTGAAAACTCCTTGACTACCAATGGTGGCAAGGACCCTGTGGGTGAAGTTAATCGCCGTCTTTGGAATAGCGGTAGCGATGCCGACAAAGAAACTGCTCGTAAGCAGAAGCGCAAACTGTCATACTATGCCAACATCTATGTTGTCAAGGACAGTGCTAACCCTGAAAACGAAGGTCAAGTCAAACTGTATAAGTTTGGTAAGAAAATCTTTGATAAGATTATGGCAGCAATGCAACCTGAGTTTGAGGATGAGAGTCCTATCAACCCGTTTGATATGTGGGAAGGTGCTAACTTCAAACTGAAGATTACCAACGTCGCAGGGTATTGGAATTACGATAAGTCTGAGTTTGCAGCACCAACTGCACTCGCAGCAGATGATTCCCAACTAGAAGAAATCTGGAAGTCCGAGCACTCGCTCGCTGCTTTCACTACTGCAGAAAACTTCAAGTCTTATGATGACCTTGAAGCACGTCTAAATCTGGTGCTAGGTGTTACACAGACTCCACAGTCTGCCCGTGTTGGTAACGCACGACGCCCTCTTGATGAAGAGTTTAATGATGAAAGTGAAGGACGTGGGTCTTTCACTCCAGACTTTAGCAGTCGCAGGACTGAGACACCATCTACTGGTAGTTTCAATGACCCTGATATCACATCAGCACCTGCTGCTACTGAAGAAGAAGACGATGCGCTGTCATACTTCGCACGTCTTGCTGAATCAGATTGATGGGAGAAGCAGTACACGCATGGCATTCCATGAGTTACGGGGAGGGGTTTCTCTTCTCCCTGTGGGTCGTTGGAATGTATTACATTAAACTAAGAATGGATAAGTTTATTAAGTGAAAAAGATTTCTTCTGTTATCTTTCACCCAGTAACTGCATTCAACTTATGTATTGTTGGAGTGTTAATAGTAATTCAGGTGGTCCACACCAAAGCACACCTTACTATAGAAACAGATGTGCATGGTCATGTGCATCGAGCATTGAAAAAGAATCCAGAGTTAGCACGGTCTGCGTGTTATGAATTAAATTAATATCAAAATGCTAAATTGAAAATAGCATGTTGGTTACCATTTTGGCGGTCAAAAAATCCGCCAATTTTTTTTGTCTAAAAAGTCGCGTTAGATTCCTGACTTCTTTAACTGTTTACCAACGTAGTTTGTTGACTTAGAATAGAAACTTTGCTTCTTAAATTCATTAACAAACTCTTGTAGGTATTCACTTTTAAGAATATAGATTTCTCTACTCTTCTCATTCTTCCTGTTTGCTTCTGTAAAGTTGGTGACAGGTATAGAGATGTTACTACCTAGAGTTGATGAGTATGTAAGAGTGCCACCTGCTCTACTGTTGACATAAGTAAACTCTCTAGACCTGAAGGCAGCATCTACCTTGAGTCCTTCTTGTTGCACTACATCACCATCAGTATTCTTAAACTCGGTGGTCTCGTAGTATGCAATGTCGTCAGGATTTTCAACCAACTCTCTTAATTCATACTCACTCACAGGCATATCAAACTGTGGATTAATTACGTTATTAGTTAGAATCAATATCCAGTCATATAATGGTGTGCTGTATGCCATTTCAGCAATCGTGTCCCATCTATCACCCTCTTTGATAGCATAACGCTTGAAGAATACAGAGTAACTAAATTTATCAGGGTTGATTTGATATCTACGAAAGAAATTATTCGCAACCACATAGTCTGACTGCGAGAAAGGAAACTTGACAGGTTTGCTGTCGTATTGGATATTAGGTGATAGTGAAAAATACATTAGTATAGTGCTCCGTCTCCTGATACTTCGTTTGCATAGACCATTTTGGTTTCTTGGAAAGAAATGTCAATCTTGGTTGCTACTGGTGCTCCGTCTGGTCCAGTTGCCCACGATCCATCAGGGGTATAACTTACATTGAAATTAGTAATCACTGCTGGTTTATATTGTGTTACCCATTCATTTGGTTTATTACCAGTCATGAATGTAACGTCAACTAATTGAGGCAGAGTTACGAAAGATGCATTCTTATCACTAGCCCCACCAAAGTTTGGGAGAGTTGCTACTTTAAATACCTGAATAATATTTCTAATCATCTCAGCTTCTTTTAGATTTCTTGGTAGTAATTTATAACCTAATGAAAAGGTTCTCATCTTTGGTCCTTTGTATAAAACCTCAGTATTTGGATTCAATATCTGTCCAGTTGCTGAAGAGAATACATCATTAACTGTGACAGACCCGAAGTTTGTAGCACCTAAGATAGATGAGATAGCGTTAGCAACACCAGTGCCTTTTGTTAAGAAATTACTTCCAGTAGTTGCAGCAGTCTCTAGACCTTTTTTTAATGTTCCTCCAAACTCATCACCTGCAGCTGAACCAAATCCTCCTAAAGCACCTCTAGCAATCTCACTGAAGTTTTGATTGTCCCAGTTGCCACCATATTCACCTTCGATATCTTCTGGCATGTATAGATGAAGAGTAGAATATCTTTCACCTACACCACTAGAAGATTGATTGTATGTTCCTTGATTAGCGCCAGCAGTTCCTCCACCTTCTGCGCTGAAAGGTGGGGTATATTTGTAAAAAGTTAACTTTACATAGTCTGTAGAAGACTCAAATGCTTCAGTCATTGGATATCTATATGTACCCCTTGGAATAGCTGACAGAGGGTAACTTCCCTTTTCTTTTGATGGTAACATTAACGTGAGTCCTCGATGTCTGATGTCTTACCGTAACCCTTAATGATTCTCTTCGCTTTGAATTTAAGGTTGTAGGATTCTGAAGTCTCTTTCCACACATCGACCGACTTATATGGAAATGTTTGACCTTTTCTTTCTTTAACAAATCTTTCTACGGGTAATGCAATAGCAGAGTCCCATTCATCGGACCCCAAGTCAAGTAGAAATCCATCCACATGGTCTGTAATATATTTATGGATGCAATTCTTAGGTACGTTAATTTTCCCACGTAATAAATCTTTTATTACATATACACGTCTCTTTGGATGTAGATAATGTAAGTTTGCACCAATAAAATGGTCTTTTTTTGCTGCGATAGTATAGACTAGAGGAAATTGGTCATAGTATGGTAAGTATTTTGTTGTTGCTTTATATTCAAAGAGAAATAGTCTCCCCTGCCTAGCATATCTTCTTAACTCATTTACATCTTGCAACTCTTCATCTTGTGAGCGGTCAGACCTCTCTTCTCTAATGAATTTTTGTGGTTGTCTTCTGTATGAGAGAGCAATCTTTTTTACTTCTCTTCTATACCATGTCCATGTTTTATCCTCCCCTCCAGTGAGGGTGTTAATCTTCTCGAAGATTGTTTCGTAATTACTTACACTACTTTGTTTCTCTTGTCCAAATCCTGTCGGCATGACTAGACTCCTAAGTGATCTTCTGTTAGAATCATAAAGTCCATCTGTCTATCCTCTGCCCAGTCTTTTGCTGCTTCCCACTTTGCTCTATTCTTTAGGTAAGTCATCGCACTACTGCGATATGTCTTAGTCTTTTTCTTAGATTCTGGTGGTGGGACTGTTTGTTTCTTTGGTTTGATTTCTATTAGATACTTCTTAACTTCACCAGACTTGGTGCGAATTTTGATATTAAAATCAACAAAGTATCTGTGTACTCTTCCGTCAACTGGTGAGCGATAGGGAATAACAACCTCTTCACTACCCCATTGTAAAATATTCGGATTGCCATCACAAAAAATCATAAATTTTCTTTCCCACAATGACCTATAGATAATATTTCTAAAGTTACCCCTATATTTCTTGGGGTTGTGGGGTTTAAAGACACCCGAATATGCCATAAATAATATATAGTATCCCTCATAGATATTTAGATGGCCACCAACTATACTCACACAGGTGACTATAATATCAAAGAATTCTTAGGAAGTATTCAAAAGAGTGGTGGCATGTCAATGTCAAACCTCTATGAAGCGAAATTTGAATTCACTGATAAAAATAAGTTATTAAAAGACGACTTAAATTCTATTGGATTTAGTGATTTATCAAATGCTAGTGATACTGCATATGCTGCATTGACTTTATTCTGTGAGGAAGCATCTCTTCCTGGTATGATGGCAAACACAGGTCAAACGACAGGTGTTTACATGGGGGAAGGGCAAGTAAACTATGCACACACCAAGTCATTTACTGACATTACATTGGGGTGGACATGTGACGCCAACTTACTACCATTGAAGTTTGTTAATACATGGTTGGACTTTATTTTTGATTCTGAATCAACTACCATAGGTAATCTTAAAACAAGTCGTGTCAGGTATCCTGACGAGTATCAATGCAAATTAAAAATTGTGAAGGCAGAAAGGGGTCCTACGAATACTTTGGAGAGAGTTGGTGGAATATATACATTGCATGATATCTATCCTTACTCGATTCAAAGCACTCCCGTTTCTTATGGGTCATCTACATTATTAAAAGTGTCCGCATCTTTCTACTATAGAAGATGGTCCTTTGAAAGTATCAATATTAAATCTACTTGATGAATTATGTCATTACCAAGACCACCAGTCCCTACTTATGAATTAGAATTACCATCTACAGGTAAAAAGATTAAGTATAGACCATTCCTTGTCAAAGAAGAAAAACTTCTACTCATTGCAACTGAGACTGGAGACGATAAAGCAGTTAGAGATGCCATTGTTGACATCCTAAAGGCATGCATTCAAACCAGAGGCGTAAAGGTTGAGCAACTTCCAATGTTTGATTTGGAATATGTTTTCCTACGCATCCGTGCTAAGTCTGTTGGTGAAGAAGTTGAAATGACTTTTACCGCTAAGGATGATGGTGAAACATCTATTCCTTACAGTTTGAATTTGGAATCAGTCGAGTGTCAGAAACCTGAAGGGCATAACCCTAAGGTATTACTCACTGAAAGTGCTGGGTTAATGATGAAGTATCCTAGCATGGACCAGTTTATTACTTCCCAGATTCTGCAGAAAGACCAGACAACGGATGAAATTTTTGATGAGGTTATCAACTGTGTTGACCAAATCTTTGATGGTGATGAGGTATGGGAGGCGAAGACTACACCTAAGAAAGATATCAAAGAGTATCTTGAGGGTCTAACTAGCAAACAGTTTGAATCAATCCAAGAATTCTTTCAGACTATGCCTAAAGTGTCGCACTCATTTACACTAACCAACCCCAATACAGGTGTTGAGTCAGAGTATACCATTGAGGGTCTCACAAATTTTTTCGGATAGCACTCTTCCACGAAAACCTGGGGAATTTTTATCAGACTAATTTTAACCTGATGTATTTCCACAAGTTTTCACTCACTGAATTGGACAATATGCTGCCATGGGAGAGAGAAGTCTACGTTTCGTTATTGATTCAACATCTTGAAGAAGAGAAACGCCAGCAAGCAACTGCGAAATGAGATTTAACACACCAGCACCAGAAGATATCGTAAGATGGTATAGGAAAGGTGTGCCTGGGGGTGGACAGAAGGATCGCATCTTTGATAGATTAAAAGCAAAGTTAACAGGTGGCACGGATGATAGTGGCACCAGTTACTTTAAGATGCATGATAGGCAACTGACTCAGGCAGATGCTGACTATCTTATTAGCAACATGAAGAAAGACGAGGATGGTTACCCCATGCTCGAAACTGGTAGCACATCTGGTGAAGACGAAAGAAGATATCAAGAGTGGTTGCTTGAGAGATACTTAGAGGTCCCCTTCCGCGAGCAGACTAACGAGAAGATTAAGCAGGCGGAAGTTAGGACTAGAGTAAAAGAAATATTAGAAATAGACAGACAGACTAAGGATGTAGCACCTGAAGTTGAGGAGCCTGCCCAGTTAGTTGCTGTTGTCGAAGATAAAGTTGATGCGATTGAGGCAATCCGCGAAGAGATTGCGCCACCTCGTAGTGAATATCAACCACCTGAAGACCCATGGGGAGAAGGTAGTATTCCGCCTAAGGTAGAGGCAGCAGTTAAAAAGACAAAGAAGAAAGCAAGTAAGAGAAAGAAAAGGACTGCACCAGGAGCATCTAAGGCACCTAAGAAACCATTTGTCAGCAAGATGGGTGGGTCTGTACGTAAGACTACAGGTAAATTCAATGGAGTCTTTGACTTCATGGAGAAAGGTAGTCCTGGTGGAGAGAATCAGGGTCCATCTGTGCTTGCTATCGGTGCATTCTTCGGCAGAAAGATACAGTCTGCATTTGATGAGGCAGCAGAGGAGAGAGCGAGAGCAGTAGAAGCAGAAGCGAATGGTGCTGAAATTCCTCCTGAGATGAAAGAGAAGGGATACTTCCTCAAGAAATCATTAGGGTATCAGTTTGGTGGTGAGGCAGTCAACAAAACTCTTGGTGTATTTGCAGAAGACCTTCCATCTAAGCAGTCAAGAAAGAAAGCAGGATTTGGTGACACATTTGACTATGGTGATTCAGACCCACGTAAACAGAAGCGACAGGATAGTGTAAAAGATTTAGCAACAGGATTCCGAAAGGTTGATAGGTCATTGAGGCAAATCAACAGCAGTCTCAGTAAGAATGCGGGTATCCTTACTCAGTTAGTTGCTGAATCTACTAGGACTGCTGATGCTGCAGAGTCAATCGCCCAGCAGTTAGCAAAAGGAGTTGACTTAGAGATACAAACTGGTGATGTTGCACAGCAAGCACAGCAAGCAGCAGAAGGATTTGATTCACCTTTGAGTCTTATTCTTGGTAATAAGAAAGGTAGTAATCGTATACTGGATACTCTCTTTGCTCTAGATGATATCCGTGATATTAGTAGAGGATTTAGAGGCACAAAATCTAAAGGAATGGGTGGTAAGACTAATATTACTGGTGATATAAACGGTAGGAATAGAGCAAGAAATCTTAATCCCTTTAGTCGCTCTGGCGGTGGGTCTAGAATAACAGGAGGAAAACCTAAATTTAGATTGCCGAAAAGATTTAAATTCTCTGAAGGTGGCGCTGTTGCAGGTGCTGTCCCTGCAATGGTTGGTGAAGCAGGAAAAGAATTTGTTGATAGAGCAGGTGTAAGAGAGACACTACCGAAAGGGTTTACTCCAGACGATACAATGGTAAGACCATTTGTGAAAGTGATGGAGACACCTATGATGGTCATTGGTGCTCAAATATCTGATGCTATTAGTGCAGTAGTCAAAGCAGCAGGTCCATTTAGTGGTGTGCTTGCTTCTATGTTTAGTCCTATGACAAGTGGACTATCACAGATGTTTGGTATTCCTCAGTCAGCATTTGCTGCTGACCTTAAGTCATCATCGATGACTGAAGAGAAAGGTGCTAAGGCATTGGGTAGTTTTCTTGCACCACTCTTTAAGATGTTTGGACTAGAAGGTGATGCAAGTATTGACGACCCAGGAGACGGTGGTGGATTTAAAGGTGATATTGAGTGGACTAAAGACCCAGCATTTGCTTCTGCAGTCAATCAAGTAGCGAAAAATTTAGATGTCAGTGCATCAGACCTTATGGGATTGATGGCATCTGAGTCTGGACTCGATCCAAAAGCAAACAATGGCACACATGTTGGACTGATTCAATTCAGTGCAGCTTCTGCCAGGGCATCAGGCACATCACAATCTGCTCTATTGAAGATGTCTCGTGCAGAGCAGATGCCATATGTCCAAGAATATCTAGAGAATGCTGGTCTTCCTCGCAAAGCATCTGCTGGTCAGTTATATACTGCTGTCTTCTTACCAGCATTTGTAGGTAAACCAGATGATTTTGTTGTTGCAGCAAAGGATGGCAGTTTGCCATCAGGATATGAAAGAGTATCACCAGCATGGTATAGACCTAATGCTGGTTTGGATGCTGATAATGATGGCAGAATCACCATTCGGGAGTTAGGTGAAAGAATTCAGAAGAAGAAGTCGGAGTTTAATATTCCAGCAGAGAAAGGTGTTGCTAAGACAGCATCCTTTATGAATAATGTCGATGGTATCTGGAGGATGGAAGGACCAGACTCAGGATATCGTGTGCCTCAAGAGTTAACAGGAGATAAGAAAGTTATTGGTCATGGTTTAGAATGGTTGATGAAGTTTCCAAACAAGTTTGTTATTCTTCCTGGTGTCAACAAAGCATATAATGTATACACTAATCCAGAGAAAGCATTTAATAGATATGAAACTATTGCTAGCAAGGCTAGTGTAAACCAAGAAGGTTTGACTGATACCATGAGTCAAATAATTTTTGGCATGTCTGATGACGATAGAAAACCTGAGCGTGTAATAAACAAAAGGGGTAGAGAGATTAGAAGGCAGTTACCTGAAGCAAAGATAACACCAATTCCTATTCCTAAAGATACTGCTAGTGGCACTGTTGGAGGTGGTCAAACTGTAGCGATTGTCCAACCATCTATTCAATATGTCCCTGTCCCTGGTCCAGTGCAGACAGTTGTGGAGTCAGTGCCAGCAAATATCTATGCTGCTGCCAGGAAGAATGCAGACATGCAATACCTTCAAAGTTTGTCCTAAATATCAAGGGGTGTAAGTAGATACTATGGCAGCTGGCACAGTAACACCAACAGAAGCAGGGCAAGGTCCTGGCGTATTAAATATCGCAGCTAATATTGGTGCGAAAATTCGTGATGCAGCAGACGAGGCAAAGCAAGAAAGAGAGAAGGCACAAGAGAAGGGAATGCAACCCAAGAAAGGGTCGCTATTCAAGTCTGCTTTAGGTAATAAGTTTAATCCAGTAAAATCCAACAAATCAAAAGCACAGTGGTCTAAACAATTTGATTGGAATAAGAAGTCACCAGACACAGCGCAGCAGGTAAAGACACCATCAGAGACTGGTGGCGTTGAAGGTAAAGCAAAATTAAAAGAGTTTATTGCTGGTGGTTTCACTGCTATCATTAAAGATACGACTGCGATGCGGTCTAAGATGGATGGTATTCAAGGATTATCTAGTGCTAATCTTGAGCAAGCAACTAGGACTACTGGGTCACTCACAATGATTAAAGAGTCTGTGGATGCACAGACTGAAATTAGACGTAAAGCATTAGAGCAAGCGAAGTTTGCTAAGTCTGAGAGAAGACTAGAGAGGACAAAGGACGTTGCTGGTGTCAAAGGTACTGGTGGTCCTGGTGGTAGTAAGAAAAAGAAACCTGGAGATACACCAGGTGATGGGGGTGGTGGATTATTTGACAAGATTCTCACAGGGTTGGGAATTGGAGACTTACTATCAAACTTCATGCCTAAAGGTGCTAAAGGTGGTATAGGACAATTCTTCAGTAAACTCAATCCATTCAAGAAGGGACCAAAAACTAAAGGTGGCAAACCTATCACAGGCACAAAACCTGTAACAGGTGGCGGCGCTAGAGTTACTACAACTGCTGGCAAAGAAGTCGCAAAACAAGGTGGTAAAAAAGCACTCAAAGAATTCTTTAAAAATTTACCAATCAAAGCAGCTGCTCTTAGTTTTGCTATTGATATGGCAACTGGTGAGTCTATGGATAGAGCTCTAGCTGGTGTAGCTGGAGCATCTGTTGGTGCAGCATATGGTGCTGCGTTGTTTGCACCAATTCCTATTCCTGGCGCTAGAGTCGTTGGAGGTATTCTCGGGGGAATAATTGGAGAAGCAGGGATGAAAGAAATTGCATCTGCTATGTCTGCGGTGGGCAAACTTAAATCTGACGCTATTTCTGATGCTGATAATGCTAAGAGGGAAGCACTAGCGGAAGGTGCTACCGACAAGAAAATGACACCTGGAGATATTGAAGCATTAATATCAGGCACCAGGATTAAAGATGCAGGTGGTGTTGGGTCAATGAATAATGTACCTGACATGTATAATGACCCTCTTGGGTTACGCCGAGATCCAACTGGAATGGGTGCATTCTCTCAAGGTGGTATTGTCCCACTTAATCGTGGTGGCATTGTAGATAACCCAACCAAGACTACGTTATATCCTGGTGATAAAGTTATTCCACTTAACAGAAGTGCTGGTAAAGATATGTTATCTGAGGGTAGCGGTGACCTACCAATGCAAGCACAGGCAGCAATGATTCTTGGTGTGTCTGCTGGTATGCTAGGGCAGTCTATGTCTGGCACTACAGGTGATACTGTCAAGCAAAAGATTCGGGCAGCATCAAAAGGATTTGGTATTTCTAACCTAAATTTCACATCTAATGTTGGGTCTGGAACATTAGGTAAGGTGGACATGAATCAGTCTTCTGAAAACTTCATGAAGAATATGCTTAAGCATTTCAAAATGGCTGGTGGCAAAACTGGTGGTGGAGATAAACCAGATACCGATGGCGGTGGTGGTGACCCACCTGCACCTGCTGCAGCTGCAGGACTCAAGGGAGAGTTGGAAGCAGATATAGGTAAAAATGCTTCTCAGATGAAAAATGAAATCATGCAGAGTGGTGCTGGTGGTATTGTTAATCCTACTGAGCAACCATGGTGTGCTGCATATGTAAATTCTCAACTGAAGAGGCAAGGTATTATGGGGTCTGGGTCTGCAGCAGCAGATAGTTATTCAGACTGGGGAGCACCAGTAGATAAAGCACACATTAAATATGGTGATGTTATTGTTGGTGACTATGGTGGTGGGTCTAAGACTCATGTTATGTTTGCTGCTGGGTCACCAAGAGATGGAGCAGTAGATATCATTGGTGGTAACCAAAGTGGTAGAGTTAGTGCAGGTAAAATTCAATTAAATAAAATTGATTATGTAAGAAGAGCAAGTGATTCTGTAGTTGTGCCACAACCTGACGGACCACAACCTGCTGCTGAACCAGTGCTGCCAGGACCAGATTCTGTTAATAGAGAAGCAGAAAGTGGTGGAGTATTTTCTACTATAAAAAACTTCTTTGGGTTGGCAAAAGATAGAGACCATAAAGTCTCTAACAAAACACAGATGGGGCAGGTAGTTAATTCTTTGCAAAGTCGTAGGAAGAGACAAGAAGAGATGATGAGGGAGTTAGGTTTCCAAGGTGGTGGACGTGGAGACTTCAGAAAAAACCAAGTAAAATCATACAACCCCAATAGAAAATATAAAATTGGTGATTATGTAAAGAAGGATGGTAAACTTCTTAAGTTTGATGGGATGGGATTTGCAGGCACAAGTGCTAAGAGTGTCACATCACAAAATCTCACACCTGGAGCACCACCCAAACCTGTGCCACCAAAGAAAAAACCAGAGCAAGTTATTCCACCACGTCAACCTGCCGCTGCGTCAACAGCAGCTGCAGTAGTGATGCCACCAACACAAAATGTCGGTAAAAAGACAGCATCCGCTGCTGGGTCTTTTGGCTCTAGCATTCCTTCGGCAAAGGTTGCTGCTGGTAACTTTGCCGACTTCTTATATCTAGACCTCGTATAACAATGGCAGTAGAAAACGCAAGACAATTTGAAGTAGAGTCTATTCTACTAGTCCCTATCGAAGGCAAGACTCTTGACATCACCCAGTTGGTGTTAGAGTTTAGTATCTACGAGAGTATCAACAACCCATACATTTTGGGAGAGATTGTTATTGAAGATACTACAGTCAACCTGTTAGCAAACCTACCCATTCAAGGTAGAGAAAGAATTATTATCAAGACAAGCACACCTACATTTAGCGACACATCATACGAGTATGACTTATCTGTGTCTGCTATTGATGCAAGAGTCATCTCAGGTAGACAGCAAGTATATAAATTAAACCTCATGAGTTACGAGGGCATGGTCAATGAGGGTGTGAGGATTGCTGGTATCTTACGTGGGTCTAATGATAAGGTTATCAAAGATGTCTTACAAAATGTCATTAAGACTGAGAAAGATATTGTGGTAGAGGAAGCAAAGTTTGAGCAGAAATGGTTGCCTAGTTTGAAGAGACCATTTGATTTTATCTATCAACTAGCACCTATTACTATCTCTGGCAATGCCAAAGAACCTACTAGTGGCACATCACAGGAGAGAGCAACTGGTGATGGCGAGGGAGTGTCATCATTGAAGACAGAAAACTTACCTAAGATGTCAGGTAGTGCAGGTTATTGTTTCTTTGAGACACATGATGGATATGTATTCAAATCATTAGACCAGTTGGCATCTGATGGTAGCGATAGTTTTGGTGGTGAAGAGACAAAGTATACTTATAACTATGGATATGTAAATACTGAGGGCAAGGTAGGCACTGAGCATTTAAACATCCTTGACTACACATTCTCAAATGAGTTGAATATGCTCAAGCAGTTGAGAGAAGGAATGTACTCTACTGTCTGTGTATTTTTTGATGTAAACAAGTGCTATTACGAAGAGAATATCTATAAGATTAAAGATACTTGGGAGCAGATGTCTCACATGGGTAGTCAGGATAAACTACCTAAGGAGCAGCAAATATTGTCAGAGCATTCCACTAGAGTCATGGCACAAATGATTAACAGTGAAATGTTTCATGAGGATCCCGACACAAATGGAGCTGACAATGCTGCATATAAAGACTATAATAGGTATTCTGTTGCACAATCTAATGCCAGATATAGATTAGCTTCAAACCAGGAGCTAAATATTACAGTGCCCCCAAACCTTACTATTAGGGCAGGGGATAAATTGGAATTACTATTTCCAAACATGACTAGTGATGAAGATAGAAAAACAAACCCTTATGACGAAGAACATAGTGGGAATTATCTAATCAAAAACATTGGTTATAACTTTATTATGCGAGGTGCTCAACCTCGCACTGGCACTACTAATATCACACTCATTAGAGATTGTTTCGGCAGAAAGAATACAGCTAGCAAGGTAAAATAAATGGAAAG